TATGACGGATTCATGAATGTATTGAGTGGATTAAACACGCCTGGTCTAGATCGCTCCACAGCTACATATCAATCAAGTTACGCTCGTGTTCGTTCAACTTATGATTTGACTAATCTATACATCTCTAATGGTCTAGCACAAAAGATAGTAGACAGGCCAGCCGATGATGCCTTCCAAAGAGGTTTAGAAATTGAAGGTGATGAAGATGATCTAATACTTGCTGAATACGATCGTTTGTCTGTCCTAACGAAAATGGCTGAGGCTATTAAATGGATGCGTTTATATGGTGCTGCTGTTATACTTGTTCTTGCTAAAGATGGAGGTGAACTAACAGACCCGTTGAATCTAGATACGCTTGATACAGTTGAGGATTTGCGTGTATATGATTTGAATTGTATTAGAGGCACAGACAGATATTACTTGGACGATACAGATCCAACTACATTTGGTAAAGTTGAATACTATGAATTGATACCTTACAATGCTCCTGCAATACTTGTTCATGAATCAAGACTAATACCAGTTGGAGGTGACCCGCTACCTACTGGTCTTGTATGGTATAACAGAGTATATTGGGCTGGTCGCTCTAATCTAGAAGCTTGTTACAAAGATTTGGTTCGTTATGATCAAGGATTAGAATGGTCACTAAGGTTACTTGAAAGGAAACAACAAGGTATATATAAGATGCAAGGATTGGGCAATATGTTTGCTCAAGGTGATGATGCGCTTGTAGCGAAACGAATCAATCTAGTTGATCTAGTTAGATCCAATCTAAACTCAATTGTAGTAGATGGAGAAGATGACTATAATATCTTGACTGCTGGTATGGACGGCATTCAAGCAATGATTGTAGAATATCAGAACGCGCTATCAGCCTCAAGTAGTTTACCTGTAACAATACTGTTTGGTAAATCTACAACTGGACTCAACAATACTGGGTCTGGTGACTTAGAAGCATACTATGGAATGGTAGGACATATACAAAGTGTAAATGCTAAACCAGCACTAGAGAAACTAACATCAATACTATGGGTTCAAAAATCACTAAAAGGTAAAGCGCCTGAAGATTGGAAAATTGAATTTAATCCGCTATGGATACCGACTGATCTAGAGAAAGCACAAGCAGAACAAGCCGAATCACAAGCAACAGCTAATACTGTAAATGCTCTAGTAACGCTAATGAATAATGAGATACTGGCACCAGAAGAAATTCGTAAGATCATTGTAAATAAATTTAGTGACTTTGACTTCTCAGAAGAGTTGCCTGTGTTTCCTGAGACTGATCTTAGTTACGCTGAAGGTGTGGATACTACATTAATGGACGTGCCTGGCAAACAACCTCGCGCTATTGCCAATAGAGGCGCAGCGCCAGGAGTAACTGAAACATGAATATTCTTGTTGTTATACTTATTGTTGTATTAATTGTATTTGCCTTTGGTGGTAGCTGGGGATATCGGCAACCTTGGTATACACCAGCTTATGGTTACGGTGGAGGTTTGATATTTGTTATTCTATTAGTGGTTGTTATATTGGCGTTAATGGGTAGAATATAATGCCCAAGAAACGTAAAAAGATGACGCCTATGAAATACCCTATACACATAGAGGCAATATATAGGCGGCAACTACGTTGGATGAATAACGAACAACGCAAATCTATTAAACATCATATTGTTCCTATTATTCCAAGTATAACAAAGGAAGCATCCAATATACATGCGCTACCTACTGGCGAAGTAACACAAGGCTCATATAGACACGATGCTTGGCAAGATGAGCTATACGATGCTTTCCAAAAGATAGCTGAAGATATGGTTGGTCCACAGCAACATGTAACGAAACAAATGATTAGTTATGGAGCCAAGATAAACGAGCACAATAAAGATGAATGGAAGAAATTGATACGCTCACAATATGGAGTTAATCCAACAAGAGAGGATCCATCAACGTATCTACCACTAATGAGAAATTGGGCAAAGGATAACGCAGCACTCATTAAAGACATACCAGAAAAAGCAATGAGGCAAATAGCTGATCTAACGAGAGATACATTATTGTCGGGTAAATCTCAACAAGATATGACAGATGAACTATACGATATACTAGATGAGAGAATGGATGTAACGGATAGTAGAGTCAATCTCATAGCTAGAGATCAAGTGGCTAAATTGAATGGTAGACTAACAAGAGAACGTCAAACAGATGTAGGTGTAGAGAGTTATATTTGGAGGACAGTTGGCGACGAACGTGTTAGAGATGAACATGATATGGTTGATGGTCAGACGTTTCAATGGGGTTCCCCGCCAGGAGAAACGGATGGTAATGAACCAGGTGAAGATTATCAATGTCGTTGTTGGGCAGAACCAGTATTGCCTGAATCACTAGACGTTAGTGCTAGTCTACTTGAAGAAGAAATGGAAGATGCGTAATGACCGTTCGTTATGACATGATTCCGATTAAAGCTGTTACTGATCCTAAGACGGGATGGATCAAAGATAGACCTGTCGTTACTCGGTCAGGCATCTTTGCGTATCGTAAACGAGATGGCAAAATACAAAAAGAATTTAGGCCTGAGGATGAAGTATTCCATGAGGATAGTCTAGCATCATTGATGGGCATACCTATTACTGTCAATCATCCAGGTAAACTACTCAACAAAGATAATGCTGATGGTATAATCGGATCTGTTTTGTCTCCTGGATCTAGACAAGATTCAGATGTTGTCGCGGATGTAGTAATACACAAAGTCAATTCTATAGGAACCAAGCGTGAGTTGTCTCTTGGTTATGAATGTGATATAGACGAAACGCCAGGAGAATATAACGGCGAGCGATATGATTGTGTTCAAAGATCAATAAGATATAATCATCTTGCCACCGTATCTAAAGGGCGAGCCGGCAATGCTCGACTTAGACTTGACGCTACTGACGCGACATCTTTTGAATTGGAGGTAGAAATGTCTGAAACTAAACTCGTTACTGTTAGGCTTGATGAAATTGAATATCAAGCATCTCCTGAAGTAGCGAATGCTTTGAAGAAAATCAAAGATGATCACATTGAACTTAAGCAACGCTTTGATACTCTAGAAGCAGAGCGTGATACGCTTAAGACTGATGTTGCTAAACATGCTTCTCAAATTGACGCTATTAAAGCCAGCGCCAGGAGCGAATTGAGAGAAAGACTTGAGCTTGAAGGAATGGCAGAAGCTCAATCAGTGAAGTTTGATGAAGCTGATACTGATCGAATTGTTAAGACTAAGATCATCGGTAAGCTAAATCCAGATCTAAGGTTGGATGGCAAATCTGATGATTATGTAGATAGTGCTTTTGATATTACGATTGCCAACTTTAAGAACAAGAAAATAAGCAATCAAAAGCACCGTCTAGATAATGTTAGATCAATGTCAGATGATAAACCTGCTTCTGCTACTGCTAGGGAAAAGATGCTTAGGCGCATTCGTGGTGAAAAGGAAGATGCTGCTTAATACTGAGCGAAGGCTGATAAGAGACGTGGAACGAAACATCTTCCATCACGGAAAGGATAACTAAATGTCTCAGACAATTACTGGACCTGTTCCTTATAATGCTCCATACTTTTATGCTCAGGCTATGCCTGGTATGAAGGCTGATAGTATGGATGATAATGTTGAGAGTTGGGCTTGTGGAGCAGCGCCAATTGGATTTGGTTTGATTTGCGGTAGGACTGCAACAGGAGCAATGACTATTATTCCTGGTGGTCCAGCGCCATTGATTATTGGTGCTTCACTACACGATCATGTAATTGCTTCGCGTGGTGGTTATACTCAATATGATGCTGTATCTATACTAACGCGCGGTCGTGTTTGGTGCGTTGTAGATGTTGCTACTGGCGTTGCTGATGGTGCTCCTGTATTTTATTCTGCTGCCACTGGAGCAGTTAATAATACAAATACTAATGTGGCATTGGTGAATGCTGTATTTCGTTCCGGAGTAGCTAGTGTCTTTGCTTTGCTTGGTGGCGCTCCAGCAACTGTTGCAATTGTTGAAATGCACTATCCTCTGGTATAAGGAATAGCACCAATGCCCCTAGATCAAACATTCGATCCACGAGATTTGGAAGTCGCTGATAGATTTATCTCTCAGCACTTTCGAGAGGATATCAATGTAGCTGATATTCCTACTGCTGGCCTTTGGCTAGCACGTCAGCTTGACTATGTAAAAGCGCGTTCATACGATCGTTTGTTCCCTAATATGAATGCCAATCGTCTGGTCTCTGATTCTACAGAGGTTCCAGAATGGGCGGAAACGATCACTATTCGTATGTATGATTCAGTTGGTATGGCAAAAGTTATTGCTAACTATGCTGATGATCTACCGCGCGTAGATGTTCGTGGTGCTGCGAAAACCGTTACTGTTAAGACTATTGGTGACAGTTACGGTTACAATGTAAACGAATTGCGCGCCAGTAGAGCCACTGGTGTTGCGCTTGACCAGCGTAAAGCGGATATGGCTAGGCGCGCCATCGAGCTTAAGATCAATTCCATTAAGCTTATGGGTGATCTTACTTATGGTATATATGGATTGTTTAATAATCCTAATGTGCCAGAGCAAGTATTGCCTAACACTGGTGATTGGGGAACACTCACTGGTGATCTGATCTATGCCAATTTGGTTGCTTGGTATAATGGATACAATACTGCTAACAATGGTATCCATACACCAGACAATCTATACTTGGCACCCAAGGCTTATACTGCTGCTAC